AGCATGGTTAACCATATCTCAACAACTTATAAAGGTATCAGTTATCCTAAAGAAAAATGTCGTAGAGATGTGGGCATTATGCTCGACGCTATCTCACACGACGTACAATACGAAACAAACTATGCTACAAGACTTGCTGCTAATATGTATTTCGACAATGCAACAAGCGTTCTTCCATTTGATCAGCGTCAACAAACTGCTGATTTCTATGAAGAAATGGCAAACTACATTAGTAAGATTATTACTGGTGATGTTGCTGGCGAAGCAGGTGGTCCATCAGCAGCGACAGCAGTTGAAGGCGAGTGGGCTGCAGACATGGTTCGTATTGTTGAAGAAGCAATTAGAAGAGATGGATTGGATGCAGTTCCTGAGCTTATCGAACCTAACACAGCATGGGTTGATGATAGCAAGGTATCAGCAGGTAAGATGATCGATGGAAAACTCGGTGATCTTGCAGATGATGTAACTAAGTTTATCTCAGACAACTTTACTATCGTAGATTACAGCAAAGCTAAGTGTCGCCGTGACTCAGGTTACATCATTGATGCTATGAGCTGGGATTTGAACTACGGTGGTAACCTAGCATCTCGCTGGAACGCAGACTTCTATTACTGGAATAACGAACTTCGTATTCCGGAAGATACAAGAGTTGCAACAGCTCAATCTTATCGTCAACTTGGTAAGATTGTAAGTGATGTTACAGTAGGTAAGTATCCAGGTCAGAAGCTTCGCCCAGAAATGGGATCTGAAGCTCAGCAAGCGCAAGCAAAAGACTTGGGTATGATTTTCTACAACGCACTATTCTATAACACACCAAGAGCTCTTGGTAGAACAATTCAACCAGACTTCATGTGGGAAGACAAGAAGAATAAAGCGTTTAGATTCTCAAGAGATATCTTGTTGAATAATAAAGTTGCGCTTCAGAAAGAAGTACAGAGATTTATTACTTCAACATATAAGTTTATCGATCTACCTAAAACATATCGTGATGCTGGTAACTTAATTGATATTATACAAAACGATCTTCGCTTCACAGATCCTTCACAGAACCCACCAATCGAAGGTTCTGATAAAGCAATGAGATCTTTTGCAGCAGCACTATACGATATTGATTCAAAATCAGTATTCCCAGTGTTTAACCCACCAAGCGCGTTTGCTAACTGGAGAGATCTAAGATTTAAAGGTGCGGGTACAGTAACAGAACGTGATGCATTAACTAATCCAAAGAGATGGGATGCATTCGTTGTATCAGCAACAGGCGGATCTAACCCAGATAATAACGATTATGTTGGTGAAATTCATTACTGGAATGGTACTGGTTGGATTGCAAGTGGACATCAAAACAATGTAGATTTGCTAGTATCTTTCTATAAAGCTTGGGAGCGTATGAGAGATTATATAAATACCAATATCGCACCTAACGCAGCACATAGAGCTATGATTACTGAATTGATTGACGACGTATTGATTAGTACAGTGTTGAGACCAAACTTCTTGGCATTTGGTTCGCTTGTTGAATCCATTGCCCACCAGTTTAACGGCGCATCAGCAGGTGTTAACAGAAATGCGTTGCCGTTAAACTTTAGAAACGTTGGTGCTGCAATTGGTGCTACCGCTTCTGTTCTTTCAGAAGATGGTGGTAGAATTAGATGGTCTGGTTCTGACGAATTGAACAACCAGTACTTCGCAAGAGGACTGAGAATCAATGGTAGAACAGGACGTATTGAGGGTAGACCGTTTACGTCATCGGTCAGAAAACTAGCTAGAAGAGCTTCTAACAGTAGGGCAGTACTATAATGGCAATTACAACTATATCAACATCCCAGGCGCCCGACGCAAAACCGGTCGCCAAAAACTTAACATTAACGACGAACTGGGACATTCTTATTGAAGTGCCCAACTACGAAGTTCCTGAGCTTGTTTTTGGCGGTTCAAACGTGGTTGAGCCGGGTGTAGGCGAAGTCATCAGTCCTTTGATTATATGTAATTACTCAGCAAACACTGTAAACGTCGATGTACGCACGCATAGATACGCATTAAACCAGGAATTTTACGTAATAAGAAACATGCCGATTCCGGCATATGACACCTTCGCTTTGCCTCTAAATGGACAATTCTTTGCATCGGGTGATTTATTGGAAATTAAAGCGTCCGCAAACTTAGCGTGTGACGCTACATTGTCGTTCACATTAGGTCAGAGCGAGGAAGACGATGTCGAGTAGATTTAGAAGCCTTAGAGGTCGCACAACTCTTATAGGACAGGGCTTACCCCAAGATTATACGACGCTCGATCCTGCGGCACACGAAGGATCTATTGTCTACACGACTGCTGGGCAGATGCGCTACTCAGATGGTACCAACTGGGTACTTTTTGATGCAGCTGCGGCAACTTCTCAAGGCACCCAAGGTGTCCAAGGTGTTCAGGGCTTACAAGGTGACTACGGTCCAGGATTTACAATCATTGGATCTGTCGCTGATGTAGATGCCGGTGGCGACCCCCAGGCCACATTGAACACTGCTTTTCCAAGTCCTAACATCGGCGACGGTGTTATTGACGAAGCTGATGATGAACTTTGGATTTATGTTGGCTCAAGCACTTGGGTAAACATTGGTTCTTTCCGTGGTGTACAAGGTTTTACGGGTAATCAGGGAACCCAAGGTGCTCAAGGTACTATTGGTGAAGAAGGTATTCAAGGTCGTCGCGGTTTCCGTGGACAACAGGGTGTTCAAGGTATCCAAGGCTTTAAAGGACAACAAGGTGTCCAAGGTATGCAGGGTATTCAAGGTACCCAAGGTCCACAAGCTTACCAAGGTGTACAAGGTATTCAGGGTGTCCAAGGAGTTCAAGGACTTCAAGGTATTCAAGGACCTCAAGCCTATCAAGGTGTGCAAGGTACTCAAGGTTGGTACGGTATCCAAGGTTGGCAAGGACAAGACTCTGGTCTAGTACTTACATATAATCTTTTAAATGATATTACAGAAGCAGATCCTAGTACTGGCGGGGTTATCTTTAATGCTGCTTTAGCAAATACTGATAACTTTTCAGCAGTTACACAAATTTGGATTGATGATACAGATAATCATAATGTTAATGTTGAAGGTCTTTATCAGGCGATGGATAGTGCATCGTCAACTAATAAAGGTTATTTGAAATTTACAAAAAGAGACAATCCATCAGATTATGTAATCTTTTCAGTTCAAGAATTAACAGATCAAACTGGTTACTGGGAACTCGACGTTACATACATAGCTGGTGATGCTCTTAAACAAGATTTTACAGAACTAACTTCGCCACCTAGCACATATACTTCTTATCCACTCGTTGTCGCATTTGACATTTCGGGTGATCGTGGTTTCCAAGGTATTCAAGGACCACAAGGTACTCAAGGCGTACAAGGATGGCAGGGTACACAAGGTACTCAAGGTCCTCAATCAGCTCAAGGTACACAAGGTTTCCAAGGTTGGCAGGGTACACAAGGTACTCAAGGATTACAAGGCCGTCAAGGTACGCAAGGCCCACAGTCTACTCAAGGTATACAGGGTACTCAAGGCGTACAAGGATTTAGAGGAAACCAAGGTGTACAAGGCTGGCAAGGTGTACAAGGTCGCCAAGGCACACAAGGTGTTCAAGGTGGATTCGGTACTCAAGGTGCTCAAGGCTACCAAGGTGTTCAAGGAGTTCAAGGTACTCACGGCGAGCATGGTGGTCTAACATTTGAGTGGGCATTTGACAGCGGTACCGCTACATCAGATCCTGGCACGAATAACTTTAGATTCAACAACTCGGATCCTACCCAAGCAACAAGAATTATTCTAGATGATATTCCTTCTGATCAGTATTCAAATCAGATTGACGAGATTCTAGATTATTTGGCTGGACTTCCAGGTACTCCAAAAGGTCATATCATTGTTTCACACGCAGGTGGAGACGGTGACGGTCCTGGCGGTCATCATTTTGCTGCTTACTCATTCTCTAACTTTACTTGGGATTCAGTTTCTAAAAACTGGGGTTACTTTGACGTAACAAATATCGAAAGTACAGTTACAAACTGGCAAACACAAGTCGTTGATACACATGACGAATTTGCTATCATTAACTTTATTCCAGGCGGTCCTATTGGTCCACAGGGTACTCAAGGAACACAGGGTACTCAAGGAACACAGGGCACACAAGGTACTCAAGGCGTACAGGGTGTACAAGGTCCACAAGCATATCAAGGTGTGCAGGGTACTCAAGGCTTCCAAGGTATGCAAGGCTTTGAAGGAGCCCGTGAGTTTACTGTTACTGCGCCAAATGCTCCTAACGATTACACAATCGATGGTGTACTTGATCCTGATCTGCATCTTCTAAGAGGATTTACATACGTATTTGATATTAATGCAGTAGGTCATCCATTCCAGATTAGAGTATCTAATGGTGGTGCTGCATACAATACAGGCGTAACAAACAACGGCACAGATAATGGTAAGCTAGTATTCAGAGTTCCATTTAATGCTCCAGATACATTGTACTATCAGTGTACAGTACACGGCGCAATGGGTGGAAACATTACTACTTCCGAGGTCGGGCCGCAGGGTATTCAGGGTATTCAAGGAACTCAAGGTGTACAAGGCTGGTACGGTTTCCAAGGTACACAGGGTATGCAAGGTTTCCAAGCTGCTCAAGGTATTCAAGGTGATTATGGTTTCCAAGGTGTGCAAGGCTTCCCAGGCCAAGTTGGTCCACAAGGTGCTCAAGGTACGTTTGGTTTCCAAGGTGCTGATGGTGCGCAGGGTTCAACAGGTAGCTTCGGTGGCGTAACATTCGATTATACTTGGTCAACAAACACAGCAACATCAGATCCTGGTGTTGGTTATGCTAAGATTAATAACTCAAATGGATCTTCTGCTACACTTCTTTTGATGGATGATCGTGATGATAACTTCACAGACATTCAGCCATATCTAAGAACTATCGATGATTCCACAAGTGCCATTAAAGGTCACGTTAAGATCACTGAAAAGCAAACACCTGCTAACTTCCAACTATATACTATCAGTGGAGTAACGGAAGCTTCAGGTTATTTTGCCATCGATGTTTCTTACGTATCTGGTTCTGTAGGTGGTTCATTTGCTAATGACGAAGATATTACCATTACATTTGCTAGAACTGGTGACGTCGGTGATCCAGGC